GTGCCCTCTCACCTCGTCTAACTGCATATCTCTCAGATATCTGTTAAACGTCCTTATACCATTATCTGACCACTTTCGAACATCATACCATACCTCCTTACTATACTGCGGCATATTCGCATATACCCAATTAAGTTCTAGAGGCCGTATGTCGTTCAATTTATCCAGATAACTTTCTACCATCAACTGTTGAGTCACCGACATGCCAAATTTCCGCTCCACAATACATCTTGACGATTCATCCACAGTCATTCCCTCAATAATCTGCGCCACACCAAATTTGAAAGACTCAGCATATATCTCAGCCAACCAATATTTGTCTGGCGAAGACCTAAGAGCTAACCATGGATTAACACCACTGCCTTCAGTTACTCGTAGTCCATACTTAGCAAGACTAGTAATCACGGGGCACCTCTGATACATCCACCCAAAGGAGAGCGCCTTCGCCCTGAGTAGACTCAAACGTAACTTACGTGACAACCCATAGGTCCTTGCTAAATGTGTACCAAAAGTAGCCAAACGCTTGTAAGGGTCGGATAACATAGTTAATGTGTCTGGATTTAACACCATCCCGCAAAATCCCGCATCTGATATCTCTTTATGAGGGATCATCTTCAAGATCAAACCTAAGCCTTCATGAATCTGAGTATCCGGCTTCATATCACTCGGCCAAGCGGATAATCCATCATCACCCTCAACAACAAATGCGGCTTTGTCTGGTGGTATTCCCCACACACTATCCATGTAATAAAGCATAACCATCAAATTAGTCCAACCATTGCCTAATGAAGTGTGCATATCCCCTGAACAACGACTGGCATCACCAATAAATTCAAAAGAACGAAAGCAACTATGGATCTTGCCAGTAGTTATCTTCTTAAAACATATAAACCATTCTCTCAACTGCGGCATTAGCGAAGTCATGTAGCGTACTAATTCCATCTCGCATACATCCATCATTAACTTGGTAATGGTTCCCTCAAAACAAGTAAAATCAGTCTCACAGAACCACCTTCCAGGCCCAGATAGATGTTCACATATGTACTTAGCTCGCTGATCAACTGGCACATGCTTAATGAAGAAAGGTAGTTTATAAAGCACCTCTTCAATTGCAGCAATGACCGGGCCAACCCAACACTTATACGCGTCAGTACGACCTCGTATAACACGCTGCGGCTTCAAACCAGGGTATGTCTCCAGCTTAGCAAAAGCCTTCACACGTCCCGATTTAGTCGCCAGCAGGCGAGACCAATTCTTACTCATCCAATAGTCAAAAAGATGATTCTTTTTCCTACGGGAAAAGCTCTGTCTCGTCTCAACCCAATGTTTAAACCCCGCACCATGAGGGAGATCTTTAAGAAACAAAGAATCAGTCTTTGGTGTACCCAAAGGCGTCATAAATTTCTTTAAAAACCACCGCACAAAGGAGCGGAGTCCCATCAAAAGACGGTGTCTTGGCTTTGGCGTGTCTCTTAACAGACGCGCCAAACAACCATGATATGTGGTTGACGGGCTAAAGACATCGGGCACAGGGGGTACAATACCTTCAACATGGCAGCCTAGAGACTCCATTACCGGGCGCCCTACTGCCTCACTTGGCGACAACATTCGTACCACGTGACTTCTAACCCCAAAAGAAACCGGTGCCACGTGCCACCACTTGTAGCCATATGCGACAGTCAGAAACGGTCGCACTTTCAAAAATCCTGTGCGACATTCCATCTCCGCGCAGCCAATATGACCCTCAAGCACTTCATTGTCATCATCAAAATTGTATTCTTAAACAAAGAACCCATTGAGTCTAACCGACCATAGACGCACTCCATGTTAGTCAGAAAATCTAAAAAGACTCCCGGACGCACATCAGAATACAACTCCAAAAGACGGCGTGAAATCTTTGCCACTACCTCCTCATAAGACAACTGTAAATCATCCAGTAACAATGCACTATAAAGCGTATTCAGCTCTATAACGCCCACCTCCGCATGCTTTACCATACGTACCGAACGCCCCACCAAATTCGGTAGGGCCTGTATAGGCATAATCACAGTTTCAAACAACTTGGCACTCCAATGGTTTAACGCCGTCAATTTATCCTTGACATCATCAGCAGCCACAACAACCGCTGACGCGTAAACCACATGTGCCAAAAGTGGTGAAGACTTCCCATCCATTGGCCTAATGATACAACTCTGGTGCTCACTCGGACGAACATCCATCAAAAACTTATGTTCTGTGTACGGTAGGATACGAAATCCCGCCATACCCGTCCCATTATATTTGAACAATGCTCTCCGAATCGGATAATACTCGCCCCCTAACCCCCATTCCAACTCCTCACTCCCAAAATTCTCTTTCAGGAATTCCAAGGGGCTCTCTATCGCCTCTTGGATGCCTAACTTCATGCCTAGAAACCCTGCGGCCTTAACCATAAGATTTTGGTGGGACTCAACATCCACCATCGTCCTATAGCTTGGTGACGCAGCAACCAAGTAAAAGTTAACTTCGGTACGCTCACCCAGCTGTTGTTCCAGCTTCCTACTATCCGTCTTAGTGGCCAAATCCACCTTGACGTCTGTTGTGTCACCAACCAGCGGCTTCTCCCTG